TTAGTTTTTGTATTCAGGCAATAGATATTGGACATTCATTGCAACCTCGTGAAGCACGGAACGCACTTCATCTTCGTTCACTTCCGCATCGTGGGTGAACTCACAAAAGATTGACCCCACCCAATCATGGTTGTTGTCGCTTAATCTCTTGATTGCAACCTTGCTTGTTCCGCAAGCGGAAAGAAGCGATTTGGCGAAACGGTCTTTCACCTGTTCATCTATATTGTCGTAAAACAAATAAAGATTCTTTGCCAAGTCCGAACAAAAAACCGCCACTTCTGACATCTTCAAGTCCTGAATCTTTGGTTTCATGGATTCCACGCCCTTGCGCTTCGATTCAAAATAAATACTTATCATTGATTCGTTGCCAAGTGGGTGTGGCTGCACGATATAGACCCTATCGGCGCGTAATTCGTGCAAGGCTATCCAAAGTTCACCATGTACGATTGCCGAATTGTCCGCCCTGCGTTTCTGCTTCACCTCGTTGTTGGTGCGTATCTGTTCAATCTTCAAGTCCGTCATTTTGTCCTTGGTCTTTTGATTGTACGCGAACCAAGCCACAATGATTGTTCCTATTGCGCTAATGATAGCCGGGATAAATTCCATCATTTCCATTTGTGTTTAAGTAAATTGAAAGCACTTTCCGACCTTGACAATTGTTGTGTCTATTGGATAAACACTCAACAAGGGTTCGCCGCGCTCCTGCCGTTCCTTGTTCAATGCGGGCATCCTGCTTTCCGCTTTCTGTATTGCGGAAATAAGAATGTCCGACCCGGTGAAACATGAACGCCTTTCACCGATTGCCACACCGCTTTCATCCTTTTGGTAATAATCCCCGGACTTGTCGGGTGTCGGGTTGAAAGTCGCAAGAACCACTTGCATTTGCATTCGTAAGCCGGACGCATTCTTTCCCGGATATTTCGTTGGCTGAATGATTGTCTTTTCAATCAGGATTCGGCGATTGAACAATTCTTCCATGTCAATGCCCTTGCCAATTACAACGTCGGCTTCAACTGCAAGTTCACAAAATCTTGCCATTGTCCTTTCGTGTTTAGTTCGATAAATCAGTTACTAACATTGCATCCAAATCTTCGGTAAACTGCAAATACTCCTTGTAATCTGCAACCGCCTTGTCGTTTGGTGCGATGCCCAACACGTGCTTGTTGTAGCTGTTCACAAGGTCAAATTCTGCCGTTTCGTCAATGATTGAACGGATAATTGCCTTTTTCAAGTTGGCTTTGGCCGGGTTGCCCCAAATGCGGATTTCACGGCATTTCCAACCAATTTGAACTTCCGATTCTTCACCATCAGGAATGCCCATTTCGGGTTCAATGTTGAATCGGTAAATGCTTGACCCGTCATTGTCATGTTCCAAGACGGCGGGTTTGCCATGCACCATGTCATAATGTGCGTTTGGCTCGATTGAATTTAATTTCATACGGAAATGAATTTTGTAGTTTAGACATTAAATTGATTGAATCACAATACTTGCACCATCCCCACCATGAACAAATTTGTTGTTTGCACTGCTCTTTTGTCGGCGCAACCTTGCGTTTGTTCAACTTTGTCACCCGGCGACATAGTTTTTGCTTGATTGACTTTCGCAAAAGGGTGTGGGAATGATAGAACACATACCCCAAGAAATCAATCCCGCGTGAATCCACGGGAAAGACTTGGTAATTGCGTTTGACTTTCAATTTAAGATTGTCGCGCAAGTACGCACGAATATCATGCAACAAGGAATGCAAAACTTCCTTGTTCGGTGCAAGAATCACAATATCATCGGCATATCGCCAATAATACTTCACGCCCTTGGTTTCTTTCAACCAATGGTCGAAATATGCCATGTAAAGGTTCGCAAAGTATTGGGAAAGATAGTTGCCAATTGGCACGCCACTTGGGACGGAATCAATGATTTCATCAAGCAATGCCAAAAGGCGACCATCTTTTATTTTCCGCCGCACAACCTGTTTCAAAATCTCATGGTCAATGGACGGGTAAAACTTTCGGACATCAATTTTCAGGCAATACCGCGTGCCGTCCGGGTCTTGCTTCAAGGCGTGTTTCACGTTCTTGGCGCAAGCATGGATTCCGCGATTCTTGATACATGAATACGTGTCTTTGTTGAACACCGAAACCCAAATGGGTTCAAGTACGTTCATTATTGCATGATGCAAGATGCGGTCGGGGAAATACGGCAACCGGAAAATTTCACGTTCCTTTGGTTCGTAAATCTTGAAAATGTGGTATTTTGAAGTCTTGAATGTGCCATTCTTCAAACTCTCATGCAAAGATAACAAGTTGGCTTCACGGTTCTTGTCGTGAAGTTGCACACCATAGGAATGCAACTTTCCCTTTCGCGCCTTTTCATCTGCAAGCCGCAAATTTTCAAGGGAAATCACCTTGTCGAATATGTCACCAACTCTTTTCATTCAAGTTTGCTTGTATATTAGGATTCTTCGGGTTGCCCCTACCAAAACCGTTTTACGTATGTTATTTTTTGCCGTTGGATTGCTCCAACTCATTCAACCCCGGTTGGGTCGTTTTTGTGGCAAGGCTTCCGATATGCAACTATATTTTTACAAGCATAGCTGAGAACCGATATTCGCATTCGTATTCGCCGCCGAATTATTCGTATTCGCGTACACGAACCCTGCATTCGCACCATTATTCGCATTACCGCTGAACAAAACGCCACGCGACATCGGACAACCTGTTTCAATTTTTCAAGACCTCAAAATTCCGTCATTCTGCTTTTCGATTTGGGCTTACGCCGCATTTTCGATTTGAGGATAAAAGCAAAGCCGAGAACCGAAATTCGCATACGTATGCGCCGCCGAATAATTCGTAAACGCGTACACGAACCCCGCATACGCACCAGCATACGCATAACCGCCGAACATAACGCCACGCTCCGAAACTCCGCTTTCCGGGGTGCTTGTATAGAAGTAATCGCAAAAATACGTTGTACTTCCGCCGCCAACTTCAAGCGGCATTATCTCGCCATCCTCGCCAAGAATAAGTTGCTTCACATATCCCTCTTTTCGTGGTAAGTTACCGCGCAAGTTGTAGTTTACCGTGCCGGAACTTGTGAATGCCGCCGGGTCGTCACAAACGTAAAATTCGGACAATCCACCATCGGTTTCAGCCTGAATAAGACACTTGCAACCGTCCGTCCACTTCCAAATGTGACCGAAAGGATTTTCAACACCTCTATAAGGCGGCACATTGACTTTGAACACAACGCCGGGGTCGTAATCATCCGGCAAGGTGTATTCAACAACGCCCGTATGGTTTCCAAGGCTGTTTGTCACACCGCAAGGAATTACGGGATAAACGCCATTAAATGCGCTCCATTTGCTATAATTAAGTGTGGTAACACCTGCACCCAATCCGCCTTGTCTGAACCCTTCTTCCGTCAATTCGGCATTGAATGTGTCCTGTGAATCAAAGTTGCAGTATTCGACCGCGAACAACCACCACAATTTCTTGTGGGTTTGGTATAAGTTGCAATTCCATTCGGTCGAACCGCGCTTGCGGGCATACGCACGAAAGTTGGTCAAACTTATAGCCGTTGCGGGCTTTCCAAGCTGTGATTTGCTCAACGCATCCCAATCGCTTTGATTGCCGCCGCCGCGATAATCCGGGCTGTCATTCACGACCGAACAAAGGGTGTTTGTCGGTCTGTAAACGGTCGCTTCAACTGCCGAAACATAGTCTTTGCGCCACTTCTTGAAGCCGGGCAAAGGCTGTGTGGACTGCAAGTGTCGGCACTTGTTGCCGTCCATCTCAAAGCGCACATACATATCCGGCAATTCGACCATGTATTGACCATCCGCCCCGGTAAGGTTTGCCGCCGCGCTATTGTCACGTTTGGTCGAATCGTTTGCGTGCAAGTAATAGTTCACCGTGCCCTCATCGTTTTGAACGCAACGGCGCATCATGTTTTGAAGCGGCAAGGATTGGTGCAATTCCATCTTGCCGATTCGGGTTGGCTTCTTGTTTGAAACCGTTATGTCCCATTCTATGCCATAATAATAGTCATAAGGGAAAGACGGCTTTGTGCCGCCAATACCAATCATAAGTCCCATATTAGTAGCCCCATTTTAAGTTGATACTTGACAATGAAGTTTGCTTCACCGCCTTAATTATTTCGGGATTCCAACCGCATTCAAATTGCGTTTCAATGAAATCGCCATCACTCATTCCGGCAAGCTGCACCGATAATGTCACGGGCTGCACGCCGTCATTCTTGATATTGAACACTTGACCGTCCGGCAAGGTGAAATCACCATTGTTCAAACCGTCAATGATGCCCATTCTTCCGATTTGGGGCGATACAAATTCGCCCGACCTTGTTTTGTCCATTCTTTTGAAAGTTTAATTCATTTACAAAGCTACATCTATTGTGTATTATAGTAACACAATGTGAATAACTTGGGTACAAGTTCCCGGAATACCCAAGCCATTACCCGGTTAAAAGTCTGTTGTATTGATAATCATAAATACGAAGCCGGAATCATTCGGCGAATCATCATCACCCGTGTACACCATGAAACTGTTTGCCTGTTTCTCATATACTGCCGCATAACGCCCGGTTGTGCTTTCCCCCGTTGCATCACAGGTGGCAAACACCATGTAATTGTTCGCAGACGAAAATCCGGGGTTGATAGTCACCTTATATCGTCCCGCACCTGTGCGCGATACGGTAACGGTGTCATTGTCATAGCGCATCACCTTGGACAATGTACCCGAACTTGTCACGATTCCCATGTATGAAGCATGAAGCGGTCGCCCTCTCATGTTATCGGGTGCGGTGTAAAAACGCCGCAAGATAATCCACCCGAAAAAGGTGCTATCATCACCGTAACCAATCATCTCAACGGCTTCATACTCGTTTATAACAAGTTTGTTGGATGTTTTGCCGTTTTCATAGAAATACTTGCCACTTGGTGCGCTTGCGTTCAATGTACCATCGGGGAAAGTTCCGTTAAATCGCCCGTTCATGATTATGGCACGAAAGCCACTATATTTGTTTGTAAATGGAATTGTTATTGAATAATTCCATGAACCACCTTGTGACGGAATCACGACATTGTTGTTGTTCTGCAATCCCGGTGTCGAAATGATAATGCCGCCACTTCCACCAAGCACATAATAACCATCCTTAAAGGCGTTTGTGAATGCTCCGTTTATGATAACATCATTCAACGTGGCATTCTTGATTGAGCCTTTGTTTATGTATGCTTCACCCTTGACAACCGCTTTTTCCATGACAACCGAACCGTCTTGTGTGACCCTGAAAGGTGCGGTCGCACGGTTTTCAAAGGATGCACCCGCCCAAAAGCGGATGGATGTTGCCGCCGTGCCTTGTCCTGTCATACCTGCAAGGATGCTTTTGTTGTCGCCCGCCACTTGGATTGTGCCGGAAGTGACAAGTCCGCCGTCAATGACCGTCTTTGTGTTGTCATAATCAACGGCAATGACCCAATCATTTGCCACATACGACCCGGTTGCCCTTGCGGTGATACAACGACGCAATTCCTTTCCATCAACCCATAAATCGCCAATTTCATACGGCGGTTTCGGGGTGGTAACAAACACTTGCCTTTTGCCATCGGCGGTGTCCTGTGCCTTGCTTGCGGCATTATAGGCATCAATCGCCTTTTGGTCTTGAATCTGTTGCCATGTGTACGAACTTGAATATCTCCACAACGTGTTCTTGTCGGTTCTAAACCACATATCGCCAACGTGCTTTTGCTTCAACGTGGCGATTGTCCATGATGCCGCCGGGTCGCTTACCTGAAACCACGTTTCAACCTTGCCGTCAATTTGGTTGGTAAGGTCGTTGATTGCGGTTGTGTACGTGTTATTGATAAAGTTGTTCAACGCCGTGTTGTCGGTGTACTTTGAAGCCTTTTCCCAATCGCCGGACGAATAAGCCCCTGACAAACGGGCGGTCTTGCACCGCATGATGTCACCGTTTCCACCCTGAACCCACAAATCGCCCACTTCATAAGGGGTGTAAGGCTGTGAAGTGAAGATTCTTCGTTTCGTTCCGGCAAGTTTCAAGGCATCATTTGCAATTGCCAAGGCTTGCGCAACTTCCGAATCCTGCAATGCCTGCCATGAATAGGTGCTTCCGTTCTTGATGAAGCGGAACACCTTGCCCGTGTCGGTATTATAGAACAAGTCGCCCAAGTGCGTTTCCTTGTCGGCGGTGGTTGTCCATTGGTTTGCCGGGGCATTGTCCAAGGTCGGGTTGTAGGTGTCGAACCATTGTTCAATCTGTCCGTCAAGCTGTGATTGTATTTCGGACAAGATGCCCGGCAACGTGTTGTTGATGAAATCCTTGCTTTCAAGGGATTCTTTGCCCAATTCTTCAAGGGTCTTTTCCTGCCCGTTTGAGGTGAACACGATACGACCGCCGATTTCGGAATTGTCCAAATCGAAGTATGTTGTGCCATCCGCCGATTCAATGCGCCCGGTTTTGATAAACCGACCGTTTACCATTGTGAAACCATAGGTCAAGGCAATGGAACGGGCTTTCAATTCGACATCAACCGAATTAAGAACGCCAATCCAAAAATAATAACAGTTGGCATCCTCGTTCACCTTGTGTTGCTCCTTGGTGAACACGATTGTTCCGGCTTGACCGCCCTTTTCGCATTTGGCATAAATATAAAAAGCCTCGGAATCCTTGTCAAGTGTCAATTGACCGTCTGCAAGCACCCAAGACACCGCCGTTTCTTCGTTGATGGTGTAATGGGTCAAGACACCGCCTTGCCACTTCACAACATTCTTGTTGCCGTTGTAATTCGGTTGAAACACCGTATTTGTCAAGCCGAATTGCATTGATTTCGCACCGACTGACAATGCAAGGGTATCAATTGAATTTGGCTTGATTTTGTCGGTGTAATAGTCGCCCTCCGGGTCAAATACCATGTCCAACACTTCACGGCTTGAACGCCAATTTGCACGCGCCCTTGCCGGGTCTTTAAGGTCGTTTATATCCAAAACCTTGTCAATGTCTATCAGGTCGGAAATAACGCGATTGATAAGTTGTGCGTTGCTTGTTATGTCCGAAATGGTCAAGGAATAATCGTAAGGGTCAAGGATGTTGCGCGTGAATGATTTGATGCGCACCGATTTGTCCACATCAATTTCATTGTCCACAATGTGCAAGTAATCGCCCGGCGCAAACACGTTCACAATGACATCATCCGTTGCATCCACAAGGGATTGCAACCATTGCTTTGTCACGGTCAAGCCGTATTGCACTTTCGGTTGGCTGTTCTGCTCATAGTATTTCGTTGCTTCTTCTTCCAACTTGGTTTCGGCGGCTTGTTCAATGTCTGCCGAATATGCAATGTCGGTTATCTTGTATTCATCGCCGACCTTGAATTGGAATGCCAAAGAAGTTTCGGACGGGAACACATCGCCCCTGTCATCGGTCAATTTATTCAACGTGAACAAGTGGTTCGCGTGGTCGTAACTCTTGATTGTGAAGTCATACCCGGCAAGATTGCCCGTGTTGAAGTGAATTTTCGCATCCACCCCAGAAATCAGATACTTTGTTGTTTCTCCGTCCGGCTCTTTCTCGTTAATGTCGAAAGGAAATGAAGTGTCCACGAATTGAAGCACGTTTCCGGCAACAACCGCATGGACAACGCCCGTGTATGTCGGTTTGATGTTGTCAAAGTTCTTTCGGGCTTCAAAGATGCCGTATTTGGCAACCGCTTCGGGCTTCTCAATGTATGATTGCGCCTTGGTCTTTCCGGGCAAACACAAGCGGTCGGCACGGTACTTCATCGTAATGTTTTCCGTGCTGCCATACACCTTTAACCGGGTGATAATGTTTGAGGATGAAACATTGTCACGGTTCAACGCATACAAGCCGCCGCCCTTGCCATACATGAACGTATAAGGCAAGGTTTGTCCGACACGTTCTTTCATGTTGATGGTGTGGATGCCATCGGTCGTTTCAATCTCAAATTCGACACCGAAATTGTTGTCATTGCAAAGGTTTTGAAGCACCGCCAAACAATTGTCGGATTCCCCGAAATTCAAGGTCTTGTCACCAATTGTTTCAGGACACGCACCCAACACCCACTTGCCGGGGAACACGCGGTTGGCATTCGCAATAAGAACATCCATAAACCGCCGCAAATCACCCGTCAATGAATCGCCTTGGACATCCTGCAATTGGTTGTTGGTCGTGTCAATGGTCAAATCGTATGTGACACGCAACAAGTCATATTGCACGCCCTCAAATTCCAAGTCATAGGAAAATTCGTGCATTCCTGTTCGCTTCACTTTCGGCAAACGGTTCAACTTGTAGTCACGCCCAAACACGGTGATAACATCCCCAATGTCATATTTTTGGGGAAATGGTGATTCCACGGTGATATTCAATGTATCTTCCGCATTCAACGCCCAATTCTGCTTGCCGGAAGTCACGCGGGTTGCCGTGCGCCTATTTTGAATAGGCACAAGGCTTCCATCCGCTTTTTTGATAATTAGATTCGTTCCCATACGACAATGGCATTTGTTTCAAAGTCTGTAATTTCTTCGATGCACCCGGTTATTACCGGGAAAAAGTCGCCGTTCTGCTCATAGTCATGCGTGATTGTCTTGTTTTCCCCGGAAATGTCATAATCCACTTGACCGTCACCCCAATACACGTTCACAAGTTTGTGGCTTGTCAAAGTGATTGTGCAAGTCTTGGTCGCATCGGAAATGCGAATGTGCTTCAACACACGTTTCACGGGTTCGGGTTCAATCAACTTCAACTTGAACGTGCCAACCATCAGTTCATCCGACCATTCCTTTGTGATTTCGATTGCATCCTTGCAATACACTTCGTAAATCAACGGTTTAATCGGGTGGACATCAATAACAAGTCGGTTCGTACCTTTCTTGTCGAATTGTGCTTCAAATTCCGATACACGTTTGATGAAATCCATCTTGGATTCCGCCTTGACAAAACAAGACAAGGTGATTTGGCGCGATTCATAGAACTTGTGCATCAAATCCACACTTTCGCCGTGGTAATTGTCCCAAGAAAGGCTTGCCGGGCTTTTCAGCTTCGGACGGTTCAAGATGCCATCAGACCCGGACACATAAACGCCGTATGTCTTGAAGTCCACGCCATCCAACAAGTATGCTTGTTGTTTTGCGCTTGACAACTCGTTGATAAGGTCGGCTTGTGTCAAAGCCACGTTGTAAATCTTGACATCATCAAGCAAGCCAAAGCCATAGTCGCCGCCGTAATAGTCTTGATTGAGGGACACACCTTGCAATGCGCCGGAATTGTTGATTGTCTTAATCAAGGACGAATTGACATAAAAGTTGAACACGCCGCCGCGCCTTGTCACCGCAAGCGAAAACCGAGAACCGGGCTTTGCTTCAATCGGGACTTCAACATAATTGTTCAACCCGGCAAAGTTCAAGTTCCAAATCATCTTTGATGGTGAACCGCATTCGGTCTGTCGCCCCTGAACCCACGCAAGAATGGAAAATTCGACATTCATGTTGGGCAATATGCTTTTGGACACATCGCACGTGTCATTGCCGGAAAAGGAAATGGCATTGCCATTCTTTCCAATGACAAAATGCGCCCCATTCACAACGCCATCGGCGCGGTTTTGGCTGTAATCATACGCGATTGTTGCCCCGTCCCTTTCGTCAAAGGGCATTTGGAAAATTATATTGTTTGCATCCATATCAATAAGTTTTTTTGTTCTTTTCCCGGATTTTCACAACTGCATCACCATCGGCGGAATGCTTAACCGTTCCGCCGTATCTGTTCACACACACTTTTGCCCGGTCGTGTGCATGGATAGTGACAATCGAATTGTCGAAAACATCAACCATGACAAAGGCGTTTCCGCTTGCCACAATCGCAATTTCCGAATCATGTTTTGCAAAGACTTCACAAACATTGAAGCCGTCCACCAAGACATCGCCGGAACACGCCCCCAAACACACGCATTTGGGCTTGTTTTCGACTTTCAAGGCATCATCAAGGAAAACCCCGTGTTTCTCCATTGTGCCTTTGAAATGGCTTCTTAAAAAGTCATTGTCGGGGTACTCATTTGAAAGGCAAAAATCAATTTTGCGCAAGTACAATTCAACCATTGCATCTTTATCTTGCAGCGACAACAATTCATCGTGTCCCTCTTTGCACGCGCCCTTTGTTTTTGCTTGTTTCGCAAGTTCTTTTGATAAACTCATATTGCTTTTGTTTTATAGTGATACATATTAGGACAAACCTTGTGAACGCAAGGAACTGTCGGAATTTTCCAACAATGAAATGATGCGGTCTATCTTCACCAAATATCGGTTGTATTGGGTGTTTGCCGCAATCATGTTCAATTGCTGCAATGATTGCCGCATTACCTGTGTCGCTTCAAGTTGGTTGATGCGAATTGCGTTCATCTGTCCGGCGACAATGCTTGCCGTTTCTTCCGTCACGCCACGAACCGCACCCGTCAAGGAATCATCCTTATCTTCGACAATATCCTTGAACAAGTCCTTGTAAATACCCAAGGCTTGATTGAAGTTGTTGGCGGCGGATTCAACCTTTCGTTTGAACGCGGCAATTTCTTCATCTGTAAGACCGTCAAAAATGAAATCATCGCCGTTCCAATAACCCATGCTTAATTCCAATTGGTCAAGCGCACCTTGCAACTGCTGTTCAAGAAACTTTTTCTTCAATTGGTTCACAATCGCGTTTTGCAACACTTCATTCACGGTTTCTTCAAATGCCTTTGAAGCATCTTCACCCTTTTTGAATGCTTCCACAAGGGAATCGCCAAGTGTTCCGGCAAAGTCCTTTGCATCGGTCTGCAAAATGTCCTTTGAAATGGCTTCATACATATCTTCAATTTGCCTTGTCAAGTCGGCATATTGTTCTTTGTAGTCGCGCACCTTGTCTTGGTCGGTTTTCTTCTTGCCTTCTTCCTCGCGCCACATTGCTTGCAAGTGCTTTTGTTGCGCTTCCATGTTGCGGATTGCATCCAATTGTCCGGCATACACATCCGTTCCCAAAGCCTTGTCAATCTGCCATTCAAGTTGTTTGTATGCGTTTTCAAGGTCTTTCAATGCGGCTTGGTGCTTCTTGATTCGCTTTTCCGCCGCCTTGTCACCCAACATGAACAACGAAAAGATTGCTTGAACGGCAACAAGTGCCGCTTGAATGATTACAAGAATGACACTTGACCTTTCGGCGGTCTTGATTGCTTCCGCAACACCGATTGAAGCCATCACAACGGCTTGCAATGATGAAATTGCGGTTGTGCCGACATCGCCAATCATATCTTTCAACGGTTCACATTGATTGATTGCGTTGGCAATGAAATCAAAACTTTTTTCGGTCGCTTCACCAAGTTTTTTCCAATTCTTCTTGATACCATCGGCGGAATCTTTGGAATCCTTGCTTGCATCGCTGAAAACGGCTTTCAAAGCCTGCCCCATCTGCTTAAACGGGTTATCCTTAACAAGCTCATCTTTTGCGCTTTCAAGCTGTTCACGAATCTTTGCCAAATCCGCCGGGTTGAATGATACCGAAAGGTTTTCAAAGTTCTTTTCAATCTCATTCACCAATTTTTCAATCTCACTTGCCGACATTTCGTCAAGGTTGTTGAATAGTTGTCCCCAAATGTCCGAATTGGTCAATTCCTCGCTTGTCAAAGATGAAAGGGCTTTCGCTTGGGCGTTGTCAAGGGCATCAACCATATCTTTGTCGCCCATTTCCCTTGCGATTTTCCGCTTTTCTTCATACTCATCAATGATTTGTTGCTTGCGCTGCTCAAATGTGCCGTAATCCGCCAACATCGCATCATAATCGGCATTTCCCGAACCTTTGGTGTCTTTCTCATACTGACCTGTTCGGTTCTTGATTGCCGCATCTATTTCAGCACGTTCCGAATCGGATTGCGCTTGTGTACGCCTTTGTTGAAGCAAGGCGACATCGGCATTGTATTGTTCATCAATGCGCCGCCTTTTCTCCATATATGAAGCATAATCATCAAGCAATGCTTGTGTTTCGTCTTTCAATTGGGCTTGGGCATCCTTTTCGGCATTGTCCAATGCTTCTTGCTTGGCATTGTCCAATTCCGTTCCATCCCCGGACAACTGCTTGCGCTTCTGCTCAATGATATTCAACATTTCAATGATTGATTGCGCATTGGTCAATTGTTCGGACAACTCGTTGTTGAATGCTTCCAAGACGGTGTTTTTCGTTTCCTCGGCAATGGAATCATTGAGTTGGCGCAACTGCTTGTTCTGTTCCGCCGTGCGGCTCTCAATGTCTATCTGCAAGATGGTGTCCCTTTGGTTTTTCAGATAGTCAATGTATGTCGCACCCTCTTTGAGCAATCCGGCAAACTCTTGGTTGGCGGCTTTCACCAACACTTCATCCCCCGAATTTATCCACTTCATAAACCGGGTATATTCCGACTTGTACTTGTTTAATTTCGCCAAGAACGGGTCTTGGGTCGTTGAACTTCCGCCCGTTGTTCTCTTTGCCCCGGTGATTTTGTCGGCTTGCTTCTGCAAGTCCTCAATTTCTTTCAGGGCTTTTTTATAATCATCGTTATTGGTAAGGTTGTTCAATGCTTCCTGCTTCATGCGGATTGCTTCTTGGATTGCTCCCAACGTACCATCGGCATACGATTGTGTGGCTTCCATTCCGGCATCTTTAAGGATGGTTGCACCCTCGGTTTCAGCTTCCGCCGCTTTCCTGAATCCATCTTCGATTTCTTTGCGCAAAGCATCATTGGCGGCTTTCAACTTGTCTTTCTCCGTGTTACGGCTTTCAACATAGTAGCCCGTGCCGAAACTTGAAGTCTGAACATACGTGCTTTTGGTGTCACTCATGTTGTTGTACTTCTGTTCCTGCTCCATCAAGGTTTTCACCTTTTCTTGCGCACGTTGAATGTAAATCATCGCTTCCGCCTTTTTGATTTGGGCGTTGATGAACTTTTGAACTTGTGCCGGGTTGCTCAAAAGGTTTTCAGCATCGGCAACATCATTGATGGACACGCCCAATTCATCGAAAGTCTTTTTGTTTGCCTGAACAAACTTCTTTTTGGCTTCCAAGTCATTGCCAAGTTTGTTCCACTTCACGGACAATTCTTCAATCGCCGCAACGGGCTTGTACACGTTTTCGGCAACTGACTTGTACCATTCTTCTTGTGCTTTCTTTGCTTCCCTTGCCTTGCCGACAAAGTGGGAAACAAGCCCAATCAATGCCGAAATGCCCGCAAGAATCCATCCGAATACCGGGATGGATTTAATCGCCGCACCCACCATTCGGAATGCTCCGGCAAGACCGATATTTGCGGTTGTTCCGGCAATTGCCGCCCCGGTTTGCGCCCCGGTTGCCGCCGTGTTCACTCCTTGCGCAGCGGTGTTGGCTTCTGCCGCCGCCGTCCCGGTTGCCTGTGCGGTCGCTTTTGCGGCTTCTGCCGTTGCTCCGGCGGTCTTTGAAGCGGTGTTTGTGGCTTGGGCAACCGTATTGGCTTCCATCGCCGCCGTTTCTTCAATCTGCTTTCCGCGCCCGACTTCCAAAAGGTTGTTCCACCATTCCTTTGCGTTGTTCAAGGTGACAAGGGAAAAGGCGGAATCCTTATTCAAGGTCTGTGCGACTTGTTGCAATCCCATTGTAATTGACATCAAGGATTGCACTTTCAACATTATACGTTGTAGTTCTTCATTTTCCGCGCCGAATAGGGCAACCGCACCTTGTGCCGCTGTGAACCCGCCGACAACGCCTTGCAAGCCGGATAAAAGACCCGCAAATTGGTTTTGGTCGTTTGCCATGATTGAGCCTTGCGCCTGGATGTCGCCTTGTATGTCCTGCAATCGTCCCAACTCATTGACAAGGTTCTTGTAAGCCGCCGAATTTTCGTCAATGCCATTGGCACGCAAATCCGCCATTTGTTCCTTGACTTCACGTATTTTGGTACGCAAAGAAGTATGTGCGTTTGCCGCCTTTTCGGCATTTGCACGTTCCGTTTCAATCTTGGTAGCCACATCTTCAAGGGCATTGGATTGGTCACGCAATTCATTCAACAATGACTTGCGGATACGGATTTCTCCTTGAATCGCGGCTTGCTGTTGCTTCAAGGCGTTAAATTCTTCATCGCGCCCGGACATATAGGCTTTGTCCATTTCCGCGCCCAATCTGTCATATTCGGCTTCAAGGCTTTCAAGCGCATTTTCGTGTTCTTGACAAGCTGCACCGATTTGACCAAGTGTTGCACGGACTTGTTCAAAAGACATTGCCGCCCCTGCATTTGCCTGTTGCATGGTGTTCAATTGGCTTTCCAAGTCCGCCAAACCCTTTCTTTCCGCTTCAAGTTCTTGCCTTGCGGCATTCGCCTGTTCAATCAATATATTTTGCGCATCGCCCGGTTCAAGCGCATCAATACGGGTGTTCAAATCGGAAACGGTCGTTTCCAAGTCCTGAATCACTCGTTTCTGCACTTCGATACATTCAACCATTTCTTGTGTGGTTGAATCCATCGCATCGCCCGTGCCAACAACGGCATCGGAAAAGCCCTGCACACGCCGCAAGGATTCTTCGATTGCCCCGTTCAATTGGTCATTATCCATTACGGACTTGAAAGATAATGCCCCGCCGTCAATTTCTGCCATTACATCATTGAGTTTACAAAATTCATAATCTGTTGGTTGTTGTCCTCGGTCAAGACAATTTCTTGCACTTCGTTTTCATCGTTGAAATCATAACTTGGCGCATCAATCATCATGCGTTGGACGGTTGTCCATGCAATGCCGTGTAATAAGTAGTCATAAGTCCATCCGAAATGCTCACATATCGCCCCACGCCGCCCGTGTGGACTGTTTAGACCATATTGTTTTCCTCTATTCGATTCGGCATTGTGGTTCTTTCGGATTGCATCAATCGAATAGAGTTCAAAAAATCCCCAAGATTACACATTGCATTGACAAGGACACATAACTTGTACAACTTCGATGGCTTGATTTTCCTTGCGAATAAATCCGTCAATTCTTCGATTGCCTGCACATCTTCAACCCAACGTGTGCCACCCTTGTAAGGGCGCGGAACAAAGCAATTTTCGCCCAATACGGCAATGGCAATGATTCTTGCACAACGCCCCGCGTGTTCTTTTGCAAGCCCCCTTGCGCGTTTCATGCCGTCCGCCGACTTCATCAAGGATTCGTCAATGGCAAATTCTATCCATTCAGCCGAAAGGCGGTCAAGGGTCGAAAGCGTCACTTCCTCAATGGTGAATGTCCGTGTCACCTCTTTGGGGATTCGCTTCTTAATCAGCCCAAAGAACTTCTTGTGGGTTTCAAACTCAATGTCCTTAACTTCAAAGGAAACGCCTTTGTTTATCAAGGCATTCAATTCCTTTCGTTCCTGTTCAAGTTTATTTGTTTCTTCGATCATACTCGTTTATTAAAAAAGCCCCGGAAGATTATGTTCCGAGGCTTCGGGTTTCTACTATGCCCCGATTTACGCATTCTTCTTTGGAATGCCGCGCAATGCCTTTCCGGCATCTACCGCCATAGGGGTAACGGTGAAATCTACAAGGAAAATTCCCTTTGCTGACATATCCCCGTTGATAACCGCTTCAATATCGCCGTTTGGAATCTCGAAGTCCAAACCCTGTTCGGTCTTGACATAGATTGCTTTGTTCGCAACCACTTCGTTTCCGTCATAACCCCACTTTGGTTCAAGTTCCGAACCAATGTTTTCACCGCCGACATAATCCACAAGGTCTTGCACGTTAGCATCCATGATGGAGAACGTCAAAGTCGGAATCTTGCGTGACTTCTTGCGCACTTCCGGTGCCGCCATGCCCTCTTCGTAATGCTCCGTGACTTCGGCGGCATCCTGAGCAATCTTGCAAGTATCTTTATATGTTTTACCGATTTTGTGCAACTCGGCCGGCATTACGCCCGCTTTGGATGCTACACCAACTTGGATTTCTGAAAGTCCAATGGTGATTAAAGATGTTCTTTTATCTGCCATGATTTAATCAATTTGAATGTTCCAATCAATGCGAATGTTAGCAAAGTGCTGTTTGGTGGTCGGTTCGTTCATGATTACCATGTTGCCGACAACCGCTTTCAACCCTGTTATATTCGCTTTTCTCACTATCGCCGTGACTTCGTTTGCCAAGGCGTTTAATCGCGTGCGGTTAGCCGAAACTTGCACCTTACCTTTGATTTTCTTGCTTGTGTCCATGGTATAGATGTTGATGTTTGAAGTGCCGATTTGTGGCAAGCTGTCTTGCGGCAAATCAATTGTGTTCACAACAATATCTTCATCGGTTGAATCTTCGGGTCTATCATCCCCGACATAACAACCACCCTTGATTGAGGTTTTGCCGTTGAGCAAACCAAACAAGATTGCATCGGTATCAAATGGTGTTTTCATTCTGCTGCACGTTTAATGTTACTTATCAACTTTTCCAACATCCGGGGCAATTCCCGTTCTGCAAGATGTTCCGCACTTGTTAGCACGTTTCTTCCTTTCGCTTCGACATAGGCGGCGTAATTCATCCCGGCGACCACTACAAGGGCAACACCCTTGGTTTCCTTGCCTATCTTTTCGGCAAGTTCCTGTCCCGTCTTGACACCCTTTGCGGCGGCATCGCTTTGTGCGCCGCTTGCGGCATCGAACTGTGAATGAACGGCAACCCCATCAACAAAGACTTGATAACCCGTTGAAGAAAGCAATGCGCCTGTCTGCATCATGTAGCCCTTATTTGTACGGGCTTCAATCAAGCACATTTCGCCAAGTCTTTGCAACCTCGCAATCTGCTTCTTTTGGATTTCTTCAAGGAACGCATCGAAACGTGCCTTGACATCATCTTTTGTGAAATTAGCCGTTACACCCATAGTCTTGAATGAAGTTGTGCCGGGTCAAAATTCAAGCATATTCCCGAAATGCGGACATCCGCACAATCGGGGTCGTTTGCAACGAATATCATTGTGCCTTTGCTCACCTTGGGGCAATTCTTCGGGCATTGGATTACGGATGTTGCCTTGTGGTATTCACCCCCGGCAACCTGAAATTCCGTTCCCCTGCCGTCCGATTCTTCACGGCACATGGATATGAACTTGCGCGACACCGTGCTTTCCGTCCAATTGCCTTGTTCATCTTGAACCGATATTTCGGCATCTTCAATGAACAAATAATGTGGATATTGCTTAACCATTGCCATAATCACCAAACATTTGAACGGTCACGGACTTTGGGGCGATTGATAAGCACATTTTCAACACCCAATTCATTGCACAATGCCGCATAGAACAATTTGACAGCTTCCATATTCCATGAAATAGAATATCCACCCTCGGACACGTTTTGTGTCATTCCCTTAATCACCGCCGACATTCTGTGATATACTGCCATGTCGCACGCATTCACATCGGCGGGCGCGTCTGCATCAACCGAACCTTTCAACATGATAATATCAATATCATCATCCGAAATGTTAAGCCCGTTCAATGATTTGGTTATGTATTCTTTGTTTGTCATATCGCCTTTCTTGCAAAAGACCTTTGGGGCGGTGTTTCACGCCCCATCGGTCGATTAGTTCTTATTCCAAGATGTTGCGTTGGTCTGCATAAGTACGGAACGCCCGGCAAGATTCCATGCGGGGAAAAGGTTTGCGATTCCCTCGGTGACTTCCTGAACGGGTGATTCATTGGAATACTTCTTGACAAGGGTGTGTCCGTGCATAACCTTTTCGGCTACGCTGCCGGGCATCTTCTTGGCATCAATCGGTTTCTTCCAATAAGTGTTTCCAAGAACCTTGCTTTCAGAGAAAAGAATCACATCGTCCTCGAAAGGATTAGAAGTGACACGTGAACCATCGGCAAGTTCAATCGTAATGTCTTGGTCAATTACGATAATCTGCAAGCCACGGTACAATTCTTTCTTCTTGGCAAGATATGCGTTCACGGTCGCAAGGTCGGGCGCATCCTGTGTGCCTGTTGCGTTCTGAATGAATGAAGAACACTTCTTCCAAACTTCTTCCTGTGAAGCAAGTTTTTCAAAGGTATCTACGTTCATGAAAGCGAACTTGTACTTCGCGCCGAACAACCTTTTGCCCAATTTGAGGGCGGCGGGAATATCCTTGGTCAAAGGCTTTGCCGCCGTGCCGGAATCGTATGCCGTTGCGACACCAATTTTCTGTTCCGCCGGAATCAGATAATCAACATCGTATTCGGTTACGACCGCCGCGTTGTTGGAATTGGTGAACTTGACCTTTCCAAGCGAAATTTCGCGCAATGCAATCCATTCCGCACGGGCTGCAACGCCATCCCAACAAAACTTGGTATCTTCCGCCCAAAATTCGACAAGGGCTTTCAAGTCGGGGTTGTTGCTCGACATGGCAACCATAATGTCGTATTCGGTCAATTCATCTTCGTTCTTTTCACGGGAAATGGTGATTTTCGGAATATCACCCTGAATGCGTGAAATGGCTTCACGGGTCTTTCTTGGGATTGTCGCGCCCCTTGAAACAAGGTCGGCGGCAATCTTCAAGCCGGACTGCGCTTCAAGCATCTTCCACGTTAAGAAGTTTGTTTCTTTCAGTGGGAAAAGGGTTGGATAATAGTAATCTTTGAGGTCGTAAGTGCGAATTACGGCTTCCATATCCTTTTCATTCAACCCAACCATCAATGATTTCTGCATATTGGTTTACTTTTTTAGGGGTTAAACATAAACGATGTTTTTCAACGCCGTAAGGATGGCATCATTGACAACCGGGGCATTGGACTTGCGTACAACACCGATAACCCACGCATCAACAAACAAGTTGTCGCCGCTTTCGACATCATAGTTCGACCCCGCAATGGCAACCGGGGTGTTCTTTAATGCCTTGTCCGCGCCCTTGGATTCAAATGCGCACGTTCCTGCGGTGATAGCCGCGCCAAGTGTCGTGCCTACGGTGATAACATCTTTTGCCGGGTCTGTCTTGTCAATTGCCGTGATAAGCTGACCATTGCAAGCATCGGTCGCAAAGCGGTCGCCCACCTTGAAATGATGCCCCTTTGCAACTTCATAGGTTGTTGCGGTTTCGGTTGCAACCGTTACAATCTGCGCGGTCTTTACAACGACAAACAAGCCATTTTCACCAACGGCAAGGGGTGTACCCTCAAACAGAGCCGAACCGCCCAAATTGGCAACGGAAACCGTCACACCACCGGGAATGTCGGCAACGCGGTGAAGTACACACTTCACAACGCGATTGTCTTTCTTTCGTTTAATCGTTAATGACATACGTTTGAAAAATTAAAATTGTTAGATTTCTTTGCCCTTGAACTGTGTGTTTTCGGGCTTTTGGCTTTCCACGTAATCGGCAACGCCTTTGGAAATACCGCTTTCCGCTTTCTGTGAGAATAGCGGGCTTCCCGCGCCCTTGTTCAATTCCGCATCTGCCACACCTTGATTTGCGGTTTCAATGTCCGTTGCTTTACCTGTCAAGTATTCATTGAAATCTTCATCGTCCTTGAAGTTCATTCGGGCAAAGTCTTTCAGGGTCTGTGCCTTGAAATTTTCGTCTTTACATCCTTTCAACTTCTCGTTCAATGCTTGAAGCCTTGATTTTGCGATGTTGTCCGCTTCATAGCCGGACAATTTTTCTTGAAAAGGCTTGACCGCTTCGGCAACCGCCGCTTTTACAATAGCGGAAATGTCGTTGGGGTCGGGTTCATCTTCCTTGCCGCCCTTGCCGCCGGGTTCGGTTTGTTTGGCAACGAAATTGAACTTCTTTTTCAAGTTCGCTTCAAAGGTTTTGTTGCTGTCGGACACCTCTTTGTCCACATCGGCGCGAAACTCCTTGACGTACTCATTCACTTGCGCATCGGTGATTTTTTCAACAAGGGCTTTCGCATCATCTTCTGTCGCCACCTGTAACGCAAAAGTGCGTGCCATGTGGTTCAAGACATCTTTTCGCACGCCTGAAAACTTTGCAATCAGTAATGCCAAAATTATTTCTTTCATCTTCAAATGGTTTAATGTGTTACAAATCTTGAAACAAAATTATGGTGTTTTATAGTAACGCACGCAAGTTTTGCCCTTGACTTATGCTTTACTTATCCACATTTTTGCATTGCAAACGCATTTTTCTTGCAATTTTGCTTGTTATATTAAATAAAGCAATTACCTTTGTAGTGTGTCACTATAACACACGAACAACAAAACAATTAAATTTCGCAACAATGAAAAAGGAAATCAAACAAGCCCTTATCGGCAAGACAATATCGTATTACGATGGATGGTGTGGTTCATCCAATTATTTCAAAATTGGCTATCTGAAAAAGGATGGTTCTTCAATTCGTGTATTCCCTGAAAAGGGCAAGGGGTGGGGCGTATTTATCCCCCACGACCTTATCCCGGAACTTATCGAAAAAGGGGTTGCCGAAAGACACAATGAAGTTGAACGGTGCGCATACACAACAACATGGAAACTATGCCGATAGATAGAAACACATATTGTTTGCATCAGTCTTACCCACATGGTAAGGAATGCGCTTACAAAAAGAAGCACTTAACCATTGTTTCCATGTACGGCAAAGATTGGGAAAAGGATTATATTCTTGCCAAACAATTTCATCCAATTTATCCGGTCGCTTTAAATGTAACAGATACAAAGATGTTCAAACAATCACTTCTAAATAAAGAAAAAGAAGCTGTAAGATTCATCCGAAAGGCTGAATCTTTGGTATTAAGAATGTCCGACAAGGGCTTTCACGTTGCGTTTTCCGGCGGCAAGGATTCCCAAGTGTTACTTGCTTTAATGGAATTGTCCGGGTGCAAATATCATGCGGAAATGCAAGTTACATCCGTGGATTCTCCGAATCTCATGCGGTTTGTCCGTGCAAATTATCCCAATGTAAAATTGAATTTGCCCCAAAAGAATATGCGCCAATTGATTCTTCAAAAGAAATTGTTGCCAACAAGACAAGCAAGATATTGTTGTGCAATCCTCAAAGAACAAGCCGGGGCGGGGGCTGTCACTTGTGTTGGTGTGCGTGCTGCCGAAAGTGCAAGACGGGCAAACCGAAAGCAAATTGAAGTGATAGGGCAAAAGGGTGTTGGATTTGAAATAAAGAATGATTGCTTGGTGCATGAACAATCAGACGGGCAATTATTCGACTTGGACAATGACATTAAAATTTATTGCATCAAGGGCAAAGACAAAGTGGTTATTTCCCCGATATTCAAATGGTCTGACAATGATGTTTGGGACTTCATACATGGGAACAATATGCCTTATTGCGATTTATATGACTTGGGATTTCATCGGATAGGGTGCTTGTTTTGTCCCCTTGCATCAGTAAAGCAAAAGCGGAAAGAACTTAAAATGTTCCCTTTGGTCGCTGAACGTATTTACATCCGGGCAATCCGTGAACTAATGGAAAAAGGACATTATGACAATTTCGATTCCCCGGAACAATGCTTTCAATGGTGGATAAGCAACGAGAATGCACAACAATGGTTGGCAAAGCAAAAATCAATGTCATTATTTGACGTTTGTATTAAATAAAATAATTACTTTTGTATGGAAAAGACAATTGAAACACTCGCAACCAAATATGGGTTGTCGGTTGAGTTCTTAACAGAACTTGAAGCAAAGATTGTGGACAAAGAAAACTTGACCCGTGCGGTCAAGATGTTCAATGATGGTTTGTTGCCTTATGACATGGCAACCGGGAAAGACCCCATCAATGTTGCGGAATACCGCAAGACCGTTGCCAAGAACTTGCGTGAGTTCCGGCGCAATCAGCAAGAAAACATCAAAGCTGCAATGGAACAACAACGCAAGATTGTGGATTATTACGCCGGATGCAAGCGATTATCCTTGCACCACAAGGCAAATAAAGCCATTTCGGACGTTGTTTTTGTCAAGGATGGACACTTGGTTGCCTTTGCCCACTTTGAGCCTAAAAAGGGCGGCATTTACATGGCAAACAATGAAGTCATGCCGAACTTCCGTTGGCAACCGCATGATGCTTTGGCAAGGCTTCGCAACCTGAACAAAGCCTTTTATCGGCAAGTGAAGAAAGCGGCTGTCAATTCACCGAAAGAATGGTTTGATTTCACCAAGCGGATTTAGTTTGCAAATAAAGCAACATGGAACATAATTTAGAAAACATCAAAGTTGGCGACCTTGTTATTTTCACAAAAGATATTTGAAATCATCAAAGATAAGATACACAAATGAATGGGAATACAATATATCACGTATGTTTGGAGGGCGCATTGCACCGATATTTTGGTTCAATATCTGCCATCTTTGACCAATTCACGCCGGAAGATTTGGGCGTGTCCAAGTCCCGGTTGTGGGCATACGGCATAACAGAAGAAAAGCCGTACAGGAATAAGAAATGTGTAATCCGCAAGGGTGTTATCCATCGAAAGAAAACCAATAGACAAATACCACTAAGATGAAAATTGAACAATACTGCATTAGTCTTGGCATCAAAGACAAAAAGGACTTGTCCGATAAGCAAATTGAAGAATGGGGGCGATATTTAAGCCCCGGGGGTGTTCTTTCTCAAATTTTTATATTAGGCACGGAATTGGATAAAAAAAATGCCGTTGCCATGTTGCGCAAAGCAATCAATGACAACAAGCATTTTCAATACTCATACATCATCAACGAAAGCGAAGAAGATGTTGAAATGAACGAAAAATTCAAGATATGGCTTGATTAAGGTTTTGCCATATACTTTTCAATGATTTTTCGCATATCATCGTATAATTGGGGCGCAATCTCTTTGAATATAGGGTTGCCGCCCCAATAGTTTTCAGAACAATGGGCAATAAATTCTGCAAGTTGCTTGTCTTGCGTCCAATACTTAACATCATGCCCCCTTGGTTGGATGAATTTGTGTCCATCAATTGCGGCCTGCAAACAATCCGTGAATGCACCAAGTTTTTCATGAAATTCCATTTGCAAAGATTCCTGTTCTTCACATTTCGCAAACAATTCTTTTTTCAACCTTTCGGATTCTTCTGTCTTGCCTATTCGTTTTAATTCTTGATATTGCTTCCAAGCATCATCCTTGAATTTATCAAAATCTGCATTAAATTCATCAAGTTTAGTTTGTACAGCCTTTTTGAGTTTTTCACCATCCCCGGAATTGATGCTTATTTTCCAATCATTATAAACTTTCACTAAATCCTCTTTGGCTTTAAGTTTAATTTGATGGTCAAAGGCGTGTCCAAATTCATGGTAGAATAGCCCCTTTCGATACCAAGGTGATTTTGTCATACGTTCAATGTTATCTTTTTCAAAAGATATATTCACGTATCTATATGTTGGCGAATAATGCGCACCACTCTTTAATGCAACCAACGGAACAAAATCTTTTAGCGAATCGAAAAATCCCTTGCTTGGTAATGTGTCCATCATGCCAGGAATCTTTTTCTTATACTCCGTGAAGATATTATAAGGCATATTAGTGGAAACATTATCAAAGCCCATTTCCCGAACTTCTTTTAATGATGCAAGTTTATAAATGTTGTAAGCCTTTTCAATTTTCGCATATATGCTTTCATATCCTTTGTTTACGAAATCATGTTCATTTATCACCTTTATTGCATCATTGTACATCTTACGCCATTGCGCTGGAATGCTTGCAGATGAAATCCCTTTCAATTCTTGCAAATGATTTATTGAGGTAAAACAAGGCTTTGCTTGCCCATTCATTAAGGTTTTGTGACTTGTCCATGATTTTAATTCATAGCCAAGCCACCTCTCGGATTCACCGTTTGCAATCTTTTCACGGGAAGAATCAATAAAGCCTTGGAAACGCGATTCTTTCCCATAGAAGTGTTCTAAGTTATCTAACAAAGTTGAAAGGCGTTCCGCATTGGTTGCTTTTGTTTTATCGGGCTTAAATTCCCAATCTGGGGCTTTGACCTCAATAACATCATCATCGCTTTGGATGTTTGCTTGAATTTTGTTTTTAAGATTCTGCAACCTGTTCAAGATTGAAGCCTTTTCCATAGTCCACTTGCGCTTGTCTGCATTTATTCCCTGCAAGTCGTTCAAAACATCTATTGCATCAATATCATGCCCCTTGGCTTTCTTGATTGTCTCCGTTGCATCCGCAATGTAGGCTTTTAATTCATCCATTGACTTATACACACGGTCTTTTAATGTGTTAATTGCGGAAACAATCGCATTTGGATTACGCATACTTATGGCAACATCAAGCGAATTGGAATCAATGCCCCATTCGGCACACATTTGGCGAATTGCGGCAATTTGTGGTTGCAATAAGTCAAGTTCCCTTTGTATCGGGTCAATCTTTGGTTGTGGTAGAATGACTTTCAACTTCAAGCCATCGGACAAATTGCCGTTCTTGAAGTTGTCACGGATGAAATAAGGCGTTGAAGCCCACTTCTTTTGCGCTTCGATATGACCTTTCACCCAATCTTTGAAGCCTTTTGGCACATCGGGAACGGTGTTTGCCGCTTCCTTGTGCTTGTATGTCGTGCCGCGCAAGGCTGCTTTGAGGTCGCCCAATTCATTTTCATCAAAGGTTTCTTCATCCATCAGGATAGGAATTGCATAACACATACATTGTGGATGCCACCCAACAAATTTGAATGTCTTGGGGTATCTTCCGACAAGCTGTGAACAAATGTCGCAATCGCACAATGGTTCATGGTTGCTTCTGACAACTTCAAAGCCAACAATGAAATCAAGCGATTGCCACCTTTGCCAATCACTTTCACGATAAGCCATGTTGATTTCCGACCGGGTAAGCCTTTGGGCGTTCTTGACACTTGACCGATACACGCCCCGTCCGGGATGGAATGCCCTTGCCGCCTTTGACAACACAAGGTTGCCGCGTTTGTCACGGACACGCCGGAACAATCGGTTCGGGTCGTTCAAGTTCCGCTTGACATCCCTTGCCAATTGTTGTGCGCTCCGTCCCTCACCCAATCCGGCATCAAGTGACGATTCCATTTGTTCTTGGTATTGCCCAACGTACTTCCACACACGTTCCGAAAGGTTCAAGCCCTCGACCTTGCGACACTGAAAGGCTTTCAAGGCATCCAAGTTTTGGTCTTGCATCTTGTTCAACCGGGCTTTGCTCAACTTGCTTGTGTCCATGATGGATGCAATGAATCTGTCATTCTTCTTGCAAGCGAACAACCATTGATTCTTTGACCCGCTTTCGATGGTGGTTGTAAGACGGTCGGCAAGTTGTGCCGTGACATCCTGCATCACCCCTTTTATCTTGGGGTAATCATCAAAGGAAAACGGCTTTTCGTGGTCAATTTTGCCCTTTGCGGCGGCTTGGGATATTTCCATTGTCGCCACATCAAACAACGCATCAACGGCGCGTGTGTATTGCTCCGTTGTCCTGTAATGTGCATTGTCATACGCCTGTATTGAAAACCGGGTTGTCTTTTCTCGCTTTGCCATGTTGCTTTGGGTTACGCATCAACATCCAATTGAGGTTCACCGATAACAAATGAATTTGCGGCGGACTGTTCTTCTTTGATTTTCTCAACGGTCTTGGTCGGGTCTTTCGACAATCCGACACGTTCAACCGATTCTTCCTGCGAAATAACGGGCTTATTGCCGTTTGCTGTAAGCCAATAATTCAAATCGTCAATGTCGCTTGTAATCATGTACGGCACAATTTCGGGTTCAATCTCTATTTGTTCGCATTCCGCTTCAAGTGAAGTGTTCATTTGACCGATATACGCCAAAAGCACATTCACACGCCTTTGCAAGTAATCGTCGAAGATTTCGCACTTGTCCTGAACTTTCAAATGCGCATCCATGAAAAGCAACTTCAAGGCAACGCCGGAAATCGCCCCAAGACCCTTGACCGCATCAAACGAAATGTCGGGGGTCTGTGTGATTGTATAAATCATCTTCAAAAGGGTTTCAATCTCCAACTTGACCGCTTCCGGGGCTTGCTGCCATGACACATATTGCATGGTTGCACCATCTTCACCCTCTATCACCGCGCCGGAATCGCCTTTCTTTGCCCAACCGTTGATTTGCCCGGTGACAAAGATTTTCGGGCTTGCGTGATAATCGTTGGTATCGGCAAAGTTGGAAAGCAAGGTTTCCAAACGGTCAATCAGGGAATCCACATCTTCCGTTTCAAACTTGGGTTGGTGTCCATAGATAACCGGGATTTTGCCAATCGCAACGGGTTTTGGATAGCCGGGCGCAACTTCATATCCGTTGTTTCCATTCACCCACAACCAATGTTCCTTGTCCGTGAATGTTTCAAAGTAATCAATCGCGTTGTCCTTGTTGTCCTTGCGGCTGAATGCACGCGAAAATGCCACCATGTCCCCGGTTTCATCAAAGAACGGGTAAAGTGTATCACCGAAAGCCGGGGAAAACAATGTGCAACGCACCTTGTGTTTGGTCGTGAATCCATACTTGGAATGCGGCTTGTCCTTTGACACGGTGTGCCAATACTCCGCGCATTCCTTATAACCGAAAACGGCACGCCCAATCTTGCGGTTCAAAGACTTGCTTTTGACATCGTAAAGAATACGCTTCAAGGCTTTCACAATCATTTCTTGCTGTTCATTCTCCGGGGTGGTGTTGTACTCCGGGGGGATTCCGAAACAGAACGACACGGCACGGGAAATTATCAACTTTTGAATCGCAAGGGCGACACGTGCCACTTTTACCGTGCGATAATTCGTGTTTTCGCCGCCTGTGTCAATGACCTTTTGCGCCGATTCGCCTTGTTCATCATCCGTGACTTTCACGCGCTTGTCCGGGCGCAAGACGGGGTTGTTAATGTCATGCAACTTGGGGTTCAACGCCTTGTTCGCGGCTTCTGTGTCGGGCTGCGGAATGTATCGGTGTGATTTCAATTCGGGAATGGCATCGTTGCCCTTATCTTCCCTTGCCAATTTCAAGATTTCTTCAATTGTCATAATTCATTTGTTTTATAGTGACACATAATTTTATCCAAAAAGACTTGCCACATCGGTTTTCCTGTGGCGTGGTCTGCGTTCAATCGTACCTGTCAAGGCATCCGGCGCATCATCATGTGCGTTCTTTCCGGCTTTCAGATAACCGCAAATGGCATTCGCAAATTCAGGGAATAGGCGTTTCCATCCTTGCGGCATGATGGTGAGGTTCTGCACGGTTGCCGAATTGCTGAAAATGCGGACATCCTTGTTGTCTGTCTGAGCAAACCACTTGAATGTCGTTTTGTTGTTTCCCATCATCCGGCATTGCTTTTCCACGTTACGTGCAAAGCCACGACCGCCGTTGTTGGATTCCACCACGCATTCGGCGACATCGTGTTTGGAAAGCATCTTTGCAAGTGCGGGTTCGGTGTACTCCATTGCCCTTGCCGTGTAAAGCACATCCACAATGTAGTTGGCAATTTCCGTTTCATCGTATATGATTGCACACAAATAGTCCGTACCTGTGTCGGCGGTGTCCACGTATGCTTTGCGCTTGCACCGCATTGTTGCCGGGCGTGTGATATACTCCGAAAAACCGCTTTCATACATAAGACCCTCGCTTGGTTGCGGGTCTTGTTGGTACAAAGATTCAAACACTTGCGGATTTCGCTTGCGGATGGATTGCAGCTTGTCAAGATTATGCCTTTCCGCCCAAAGTGGTTCACCCTCTTGGCGTGGGTCGTATTTTGTTGGCGCACCCTCTTTGATTGCCTTGTAAATGACAACAACCCATCCGTCCGGGTTCGTTTCCTTGTCATAGATACCTTGTTGCCGCAATAGTGTTCCCGCCAAATCATCTTCATGCCAACGTGTAAAGACAATCAATTGTTGGGAATCATTGTGAAGTCGGGTTTCTGCAACCGTATCATACCAATCGGAAACGGATTCACGGACAATCGGCGACCATGCTGTTTTCGCATCCTTGTAAATATCATCCATAATCAGCATATCAACGGGTTCACCCGTCAATGCTCCACCCACACCAACGGTTTTGAAGCCGCCACGGTGTCCCACAATTTCGCATTCATCGGCATTGCGCAACCAAGACCCGGCAACGGTCGTGACATTGCTTGCGTTCAAGGTTGTTTCCGGGAAAATTTCGTGGTATTCCTCGGAATCAATGATTCTTTGGATTTCACGGTTGAACTTGCGTGCCTTTGGTGCATTATAGGACACAATCGCCACTTTCTTGTCCGGGTTGTCCCCAAGAACGAAAGCGGGCAAACGCCTTGTTGAACCCTCGGATTTTCCGTGTTGTGGGGGCATAAAGACCATAAGTTTGCGAATCTCACCATGCGCAAAGTCTGTCAATACCTTGTAATATCGGCGGTGAAAGTCTGCCGGGCGGAATGTCGGCATTGTGGAAAGGGTAAAACGCAACAAATCGGAACGACTTTCACGTGTAAGCCGTTCTTTCATCGCCTTGTACAACCTTATCTTGTCCGCCCTCTTTTGCATCACTCCAACTTTCGTTTCAATTCTTCAATTTCCTTGTTCAATTCTTCATCGGTCTTGTTGGCAAACAAATCTTTGCCGTCCTTGCCTGTCACCTCGGTTGATTGTCTGTTGCGCCAATGCTCCGGGTCGCCGTTGGTCAAGGTGAATATGATTGCCGCCGTGTCGGGCTGAATGTGCTTCTTGGTCGTTGTCTGTTCCTTGATTATCGGTTTCGGGTTGCCCTTTTCGTCTTTCTTATTGCCGGGAACGGTGATAACCTTTGTTTCCGTCACTTCGTAACCCTGAATCTTCTTCATCAAGGATTTCTTTGCCTCAATGACCATCATTTGCAACCTTTCATCCCTTGCCCGCTCCAGCGCATCGGCAAAGTCGGGATAATCGTTAATCCATGCGTAATATGTCTTTGGGGTTATTCCTACTTGGCGGCAAATTTCGGCAATGGTGTATGTGTCGGACTTGACAAGCCCAACAATCTTTTCCACCGTTTTTTTACTGAACTTTGCCATGCTTCAATCTCCTTTTTAGGGTTGATTTTGTTACATTTATAACTATTCTTTCAACTCACACTTAAAGCCACGGTCTTGTAACTCGCTGAATAACAATGACAATTTGGTGACATCCCCACATTCAACAATTAAACGTGTGTCAATCACCTTTTTACCCTTGTTTTCATTGTCGGCTTCATTTCCTGTTTCTTCTTCGATGGAAACGCCCCAATCTTCGGGGTCAAAGTCGAACTTTTCAGCTTCTTGCATGATTAAGTCGGTGTCGAAACAAAGGTTTTCTTTGCTTGTCGCATTGTCTGCAAGTGCAAGTTCACGACCCTTTGCCGAATCCAAATCAATGTCCGTGCGCTTGACCGCAACAAGTGATTTGCCGTCCGTTTCAACAATTATCACGTTGTCAAAGCCAATGTCGGCGGCTTTTTCCGTGGTCTTGTTTCCGGCAATGATGCGGTTGTTCTTGTCAATAAGGATTGAACGCCCCAACCCGAACTTGCGCAAGGATTCATCCATAAGGTGTTCACCGAATTGTGTACCCTTGTTGAAATTCTTGTTGTCCGGGATAAGGTTTTCAATCCTTGTTTCAATCATCTTTGCCATGTCAAATTGTGTTTACCGGGGGGATAAATTCTTTCTTTTCTCCGTCCTCGTACACTTCGACATCACGTATTGTTTCATCGAAATCATCAAGAATTTCATCGCCCAATCTTTCGATTTTGCGAATGATGTTGTTTGTGGTCAATCGGCTTTCGGGGAAATCTCCGACCGATACTTTGAATCTCACTTCAAGTTCTTTCATGTCTTAAAAAATTAAATTGTGAATAATAATTGAGAATGGACACGCGCACAATGCCCCAACAATGGTGAAAAGGGCATCCATGACTTCAACCGTTCCGTGTCCTTTGGAATCCCACCATTCTTTGAGAATAGCGGCAAGGCATCCGGCAATGAAACCGACCCAAGGGGCAATCAATATGCCCAAGACAAGCGAAATCAAAGCACCAACAACGAAATGTTCGCGTTTGTCGGATTGTTTGGCGGCTTCTCTGACACTTTCAAAGGCTTCAATGATACTTTCCTTTGCTTCTGCAAAAAACGCCTTGATTCGCTCTTTTATGGGGGTTTTCACAAATACACTTTCCCCAGAAAGGAAAACGGGCGGTTGTGTCTTGCCGGACAACACACCTAACCACACTTTGCCGTGGAATAAAACTTTGATGCGCTCCTTGAAAGACAACTTCCAACAAGAAACGCATTGTTTGCCATCGTTCCACACGGGCAACGACTGACATTCACTTTCCGTCATGGTGGACGGTCTTTGCAATACCTTTGTGGATTGCGAAAAATCAATTGGTTTCATCTTCTCTTTTTGGCTTCATTTGTAATGCAAATGCAAAGTTAAATGGTGTATTACAATAACACACCCTTTAATCCAAAAAGTTAAGCCAAAGTTATTGACATTTCAAGCGCATTGGCAAGTTGGCATAACACCAAGCAAGCAAGGCGGCATCCCTTGATTCTTGGTTTGTCCGACCAATCAACCCGGTTATCTGTTGCAGTTCATCCGCCGTAATCTTGCCGTCTTTGCCTTTCCAACACTTGTGCAACGGGGCGTGTTCCAATACTTCAAGCCCCTTTGCACGTGCCATTTCGCAAATCAACTTGCCCGTTTGGTGGTTTTGTCCGACCGAATACCCCTTGGCGGCGGCTCTCTGTTTCGTTTCCTTTATGCAAAGATGCCAATTGCTTTTAGTCATCCATGATGCTTCAACAACGACAATCGCACTTTCGCCGGATTTCTTCATGGGCGCAACAACGTGGTCGAAATAGTCCATCAAGGCGGGAAAACTCAACGCCGCGACTTCCAATTTGCGTGTCGCCACTTGAAGAAACGCGACCCCGGATTTATCAACATCCGGGTCAATACCAATCACATTTTGATACTTCATAAGGCATCAGGAACTAAAATGGCAAATCATCATTATCTTGCCCCGCAAGGGCGGACGGCTGTTGTGCCGGACTTGTCGCCGGGGCTTGCTCACCCTTGAAGCCGCACAAGTTCACTTCGTTGGCGTTCACATTGACCGCAACTTGGGTGTTTCCGTTCCTGTCTTGGTATAGCTTCACGGACAAGCGACCACGGACGAACACTTTGCAACCTTTTTTGAGGTATTGAGTAAGACCACCACCATCACCGTACCATAACACGGAAACCCATGTTGTTGATTCCACCATTGTACCATTTGAATCTTTCCGTTTCTCTGAATGTGCGACATTGAAAGACACGTACTTTTTGCCGCTGAACTCTTTAATTTCGGCATCGCTTCCGATATTGCCGATTACTTCACATTGTAACATAATTCTTTGTTTTTAATTTTGGTTATCATCAATGAATCCCACTTCAATGCCGACATAACCACCCCGGCGAATGTGGGTTTCGATTTCTGTTTCACTTTCAATCAGGCTTTCCGAATCATCGTCATGCAAGGCGAATACTTCAACATTGCTCAATGCCTGTTTTGCTTCCGCTTCTGTAAGAACGTGCCAAACAAAGCCATCTTCCGTTATGTTAACACGTTTCATTTGTACTTCATTTGTTATGCAAGTGCATTGCATTTGCTTTAATACTTCTTTCCATGTAGCGGTGGGCTGCTTTCATTGTACTTCATTTTCTGTTCAATGTGCCAAGCCAAATCAATTCCCAAGGAATGCGCCCACTTCGTAATGTATTCCAAGCCGAATTGGACGCGCTTTTCAATGCCTATGACATCACGTGAAAGCCCCTTGACAAGCCCAAAGGCGTTTTCCGTGAAGCTGAATTTGTTGAAAGCCCGGTAATATCGGCAAGGCTTCATCTTGTCGAAATCCACGCCCAAAGCCCCGGCAAGGTCAAGCAAACGAATCGCAACATCTGCAAATTCATCTTCGATGGTGTCTTTAAGGCATTTTGAAAACGAATTGGCGAAACCAATATGATTCCAATCCGCATTGTTTACATACCTTTCGCACGATTTTTTGTGAACATCCAATTCGATAGGATGTTTATTCTTCCTGTCGGCTTCCACAAGTTCGCCAACCTCGGTGATAACAAGCATCAAGCAATGTTCATTGCTCAACCGATTTTCCCAAAAGCCGTGTTTTACGGCGTTGGAATATGCTTTTTCTTTTAATTCGTTGTAATTCATTGCGTTTTCAATTTTGAATTATTATAATTTGCCCAGCTTCAATGTTTATCGCTTCACTATCTCATAAACCGCACGTGTCAATTCAATGTCATAAAGCGCATTATGCAAGGAATCATCAGACACGGACACGCCCAAGAACTTTGCAACGGTGGACAACTTGAAATTCTCCATGTCGGCGCGGCGGTCGGCAATATATGCGGATGCAAGCACCATCACATCAATTGAGTTTGACCAAAAGTAACTTCCAAAGTAATTGTCGCCGTTCTGCAAGAAGAATCCGCGCAAAAATTGGTTGTCGAAAGCGGCGTTGTTGTAGCCAACCAAAAAGAACTTGTCTTTCTTGTTGTACTTGTCCACGTACTTGTCAAGCATCGCCACAAATTCTTTGTACACCTGTCCCATTGGCGGATATGCAAGGACTTGTTCACGTGTCACGCCGCCGACATTTAAGGCGGCATCTTCAATCACCGCTTTTGGGTTCGGCCGCACGTGAAAGTCGAAATCCTGAACGTGTTTGCCATCAATCACGATTTGACCGCTAATTTGATGGATTCCATTTCTTCCGGGATTCGTCCCGGTTGTTTCAAGGTCAAAAAATAATAGTTTCATTTATATCTCGTTTTATAGTGATACACTTAAAAATCAAAAAGATTCGGTTCGGGGGGCTTGTTGGCTGCTTCAATGTCTTGCACCCTCTTTATCTCCTTGTCAATCTCTTTTTCAATCGCCTTTGACCGTTCAAGGGCGAAATGATTGCGGCTTTTGAAATACTCCTTTTGCAATCGGCGCATTTCCGCCACCTTGTCGAAAAACTGTCTTGCATTCATTGTTTATTGATTTTTGACAACCATTGTTCATATATCCGGGTTGCGACTTGCGCCATCATCACTGGCGGCACGGACATTCCGCAAATGTAATGTGGCTTGTTGCCGCAAAATTCATAATCCGCCGGGAATGATGCTATCTTGCAAACCTCGCTTTGGCTCAAATATCTTGGATGGTCAAACAATACCGTTGAATCCTCTTTGCCTGTCAAGCAATTGCAAACCTTATCCGCATAGGCGAATTGCGTGTTGAATGTCAATCGGCGACCATACAAGCGCGTTGTGACATCGCCAAAATCATCATCGCCAACACGCCGTCCGTTCCATCTTTTCAACATTTCGGGCGACTTTATTTCACGCCCGGTTGCATCCATACATTCGCGGAACAAGATTGGCTTTTCCCTGAAAGTCAAATCCAAATATGGGATTGCATCGAAAAGGTCATAATGACATGGAACAAGATTCACCAAGTCTTTACGCAAACAGACAAAGAACACACGTTCCCGGCGTTGCGGGACACCCATTGTTTGGGCATCCAACAAGAAGTGTTGCACACTATATCCGGCGGCTTCAAATTCGGTGTATATCCTTGTGACATATTGTTTCGCTTCTCCAAGCAACAAGCCTTTCACATTTTCAGCGACAACCACTTTCGGTTGCAACCGCTTTGCAAGGTCTATAAAGTCGAAAAACAACGTGTCCAAGACTTGTTCCGCCTGTCCCTCGCGAAATTTCTTCTTCTTTCCCCAACCTTTTTCACGACCGCAATTCACGCCCGCCATCGAAAAGGACGAACAAGGCGGCGACCCGTCCAAAATATCAAGATTGAATAATTCGGGCGGCAAATCTTCTTTGTTCTTGAAATCCTGTATCGGTTCAAGAAACGGGAAACGTGGGTTGTGGTTCTGACAATATGCGTACATCATGCGGTGGTCTATCTCATTGCATCCGATAACATCAAACCCGGCAAGTTTATAACCCATCGAGCTGCCCCCCCACATGCGAAACACGAAAAAACCGTGCCTTTGTCTTTCGTGAAGTGGGCATCCGCTAACTTCCAACGGTAATCAAATTCATGTTTCATTCGCTTGTTTTATTTAATATATTATTTACACGTATTGCCAAATCACGGAATTGGGGATTGTACTTGAAATCATCTTCATACTTGTTCAATAAGTGAAGCATTGAAGAATGGTCGCGGTGTACGTATTGAGCAATCTGTGTCAATTTCATCTTGTTGCAGCGGCAATGGTACACGAATAACATTCGAGCATAGAACCCATCACGTTTTCTTGACTTGGTGACATATTCGGTAAACTTCATCCCGGTAATTTCATGGATTGCGTTTTGGATGCGCAAGACTTCCTTGTTTTCGTGGCGAATCTTGGATTCAAAATATATATCCATGCCAAGACGGTTTGCAATGTCATATTCGATTTGCGCACTCTTTGAATCCAGCCAATTGTCCATCATAAAGATTGCATCACATGAAAAAAGCAATTCAATGTCCTTAACCATGTTTTGTTCCCATGACAATTCATTGGACAAACCCTTTTCCATCGGGTTCACGGTTTCAAGTCCAATTTCTTCAAGCAAGGCTTGTGCATCGGCGAACTTTTCCCGTGCTTCTTGTTGTGGCAATCCTGTAATCTTGCCGGATAAGTAGATTTTCATTTTCTTGTATTGATTTGTTGGTTATTATATAGAAACTTGTTCACGAAATAGACTTGCCCTTTGCCTGTCACTTTCGTTGTGGTTGATACAAGGGTTTCGCCGTTGGCTTTTTGGATGGTGGTTTTCTTCATGTCAAACAAGCCCATTTCCATTGCCTTTTGGGTCGGTTGGTTGTACCGTTCCCCGTATTGACACAAATAGCCGTTTTCACGCATCCAAGCAAAAAGCCGTTTTTCCCCGGTTTGAACACCGTTTTGGCAAATGATTTTCGCCAATTCTCCAATCAAGACGGATTGTTTCGCCGTTTCAACGGCTTGTGAGAACAAAACACGGGGTCTTTCCGCTTCGATTTGCCTTTGTTGTTGTTCGATTCGTTCCGCTTGTGAAGCTGCAAGGCGCAAGGCTTCCGCAAATGTCTGTGGGATTGCCGGGGTCGCTTGTTGCCTTACTTCCTGAATGACTTGTTCCATTGCGTTGAACTGTTCGATGAATGCAACCTTGAATTGCATTGCCTTTGCACCTGTCAAACCCATTGCAAGCAATGAAAATCCGTCCCGGTTCATTAAGAACATTGGGCGTGGTTTGTTTTGTGCATCATAGTAAGTTGATTCACAAAACCATTTGTGGCGGGCTGAATTTTCAGCCGACCCCAAGATGTTTCGGATTGACTGCATGATGTTCTTGTGCTGCTTTCCGAACACTTGCGCCACTTTGACGGAATCCGTCACGGGCGTTCCTTTGTTGGTCTTATAGACCACATTTTGTTGAATAATGCCGTTCATTGTTATATAGTTCTTTATTAGTTATTTATTCCGCATCATCACAAGTTGGATTATAAAGCCATTTCGATTTTCGCAATCGCTTCCAATTCTTTAAGTCTGCCTTTCAAGACCTGTTCTTGTTCGTCCATCACTTGAACCGCGACTTCCGAGGAAATGTTGAAAATACGCATTGAGCAATGCAAACCATCGGGAACACCCAATTGCATACCTTTTCCATATTTCCCAAAACTGCATTCCTTTTCGGGAATTGGGGTATTGCCTTTCTTTTCATTTTCGCGTACTCTCTCAACCTCGTTGAGCATATCTTCTCTGATTTTGGCAATTTCTTCCAACTGTTGATGGCAATTATAAATTTGCCTTGCCGTTTCTTTTGTTATCATAACTTTACATTTTTCGTCTGTCTTTTCCTTTGATTTCAAAGTAATTACACATTTCTATCAATCGGCTTGAAACCCGGTCGCCGTATCGCTTTTTCAGATTGTCGCCGTTGATACTCATGTTTGAGGTTATAAGGGTCATTTCATCGGGAATGTCGCCCCGGTACTCAATCAGATTGCCGACAACATCAACACGGTTTCCCATGTACAAGGTTTCTTGCGGTTCGCTCCCAAAGTCCTGAATGCCCAACATCAGCATCTTCTTGAATGTCTGAATGTTGCCGGATTCCATGAATGAATCGCAAATGGCATCGGCACGGGCGATTTTCCACCACAAATTGCGCGGGCTGTTGTCGCTTGCGAACTGAATCTTGAAGCCCCATGCGGAACAATAAGCAAGCATGATTTCAAGACACCATGATTTGCCCGACCCGGTGTTTCCGGCAATGTAGATGCCTTTTTTAAGGCGACCGGGAACAACCGCTTTTGTTTCCGGGTTCAAACATTGCATTGTCGGGTCGCAATGACACCATTTGATGAAGTTTTCAAACGTGAAGCGGTTTTCATCATCAATCACGAATCTTGGATTCCTGCTTTTGCCAATCGCTTCAACAATCTTCAAGGCTTCCGCAACATCATAATGCAAGTATTGATACCGGGTGAATCCGGCAAACATCCCGCGTTGATTTATGGCATTCAAGATTTGTTCGATGCTTGGCATTTGAACTTTGGCTTGCTTCTCGTTGCCGTTTTTGTCGGTGACTGTTTCTTTTATGTCCATTCGTCATTGCAATTTTTGTTGGTTTGACTTCTTTTCGATGCCGCCGGGCGGTTGTCACGTTTCGACCACGTTACGATTGCCATGCGCCAATCTTTCATCTTGTTCTTGCCAATCATCCAATCTTTGCTTGTATAAAAGGCAATGAATGCTTCCGCATCAACCGAATATCCTTTTTCCTGAATATATGCTTGAACTTCTTGCAATGTAGGGGGGCAAAACCGTTTAGCGGTTTTTGCTTTCTTCCCCTCTATATCGTTAGATATAGAATTTATATTTTCTTTTCTTTTATTTTCTTTAATAGCATTGCAATCCATTACACTTGCATCGGGTTTGCTTTGCATTTGCTTTTCACGCCTTGAAAGCCAACTACTTAACGCGGCTTGTTTTCGCTTTTCCGTTATGTCGTTGCGCTTGTTGATGCGTGCATTGACCGAATTTGACCAAAACTTTTCACCGTCATTCTGAAACAAATTGAAGTCATGCACTACACTTTCAACAATGTTGCTTTCCGTGTGCAATGCAAATGCAATACTTTTGCAAGCCGACAAAGGCAATTCGCCGCCCTGTTCATATAGGGCTTCAATGATAGCCCAAAATATCCCAAGTCCGGCAACCCCGTGTTCAAACAACACTTCTTGCAATTTGGGGTCGTTCCGGGCATTATAATCGTGTGAAAAATACTCTTTCATGGCTTCATCCTTTTTTGTGATTCACCAAGTCCGAATAATGCGAAATCATACTTGCAAGGGTCGTTGGCATCCAATTCACGCAATTTGGCGGTCAATTCTTCAACCGTTGCCCGGTCGTTGCTATTGCGGCTAATCAAGCCCATTTCGCGACCGATACGGGCAACGTGGGTGTCAAGTGGTATCATCAATTGACTTGGCTTCACTTTGTGCCAAATACCCATATCAACAACGCCGTCTTGCCGACATAGCCAACGCAACATAAGATTCAGCCTTTTGCAAGCTGAACCGCCTTTGTGTCGGTTGGGTGTCGGGTTGGATATGTGCTTTGAATATATGCCGCCATTCGCTTGTGCAAACAGTTCGCGCAATCTTGCAAAGCCATCCCACACGTTTGTATTTCCGTCCGAGAATGCGACCGCCAAAGTATTGCAATTCAGATACACCAATTGCAAGCCTCGGCACATATACGCCATATCCCGACCAAAGAACGTGCGGTGTATGTTCATTGCCGGGTCAATCTCGTTGAACCGCCCGGACATCACGTATTCAAAGGGGCGGTTTTTCATAATGTCTTGGAACATCTTGCGGCATCCTATCAATATCTGCTTTCGGTTGCCCCATGCGATTGTTGATGCAAGGAAAGCGGTAATTTCGACATCTTCTTGCCTTATGAATGCACGTGGGAATTGCACCGGGTCATTCTCAATGAAAGACGGGGTGTTGTATTGCTCCACAAGGGCATCCATTTTTGATTTCAAATTATTCATTGTTGCGAATTTTAAGCCCCCGACCCGGCACATGGCAAAGCCGGGGGCATTGATTTAGATTTCAACAATTGCGATTTCCGGGGCGATTTCCCTTATCTTGGACAATTCTTCATCAATCACCTTGTCGCGCAAATCTTCAAGGGTTGCTTGCGCTCCGGGTGACAAAAGGACAAAGGACACTTCACGCCCGTTCACCTGTGCGAATGTTTCCACCTCGATTGTTTCCGGCGACATCCCCTTGAAAATAGGCATCTGAACGGTGAATGATTCCGGCAAGTTGGAATTGACCATTTGTGCGAAATTGTCCGTCCTGTCGCCGTTTTCTTTCACGGCGCGGTCAATCTTGTTGTTCACGTTGGCGGTAAAGTTCATCAGGCATGAAACCAACTTCATGTTTTCGTTGCGGTCGGCAAAGAATGCGCGGTTCATCTTGATAAACAAGCCAAGTTCCGTTGGTGTCCACACCTTGCCGCCGTTGATTCCGAACTCAACGAATTTGGGGTTGTATGCCAATTTGCCGACAACCTTTCCACGGGTGTATTCGTCCGCTTCATTGGTTATCAAGGTGATTTCGACCTTTTCACGGTTCACAAGGATGTGGCAATTCTTCTGTTCAAACTGCCCGGTGTTGATTCTCTTTGAAAGATATTCGACCACCGCACCGATAACGCCCGACAAGTCGGTTTTGACCGGGGCTTTCGGTTCAAGTTCTTTTGGGGCTGCACCCTCACGAATTATCAATTCGGCTTTTGCCATGTTCGGCGCAAGGTTGATTTCCAATTTTTCGTTCTGCATTTTCTTCAATTTTGATTGTTAGTTTTCTGTTCCTGTCTTTGCCTGTGTGCCGATAATGACTTTCGGTTGAAATAATGTCGGTTGCAGCTCATCGGCGGTTGCCGGGCGGCACTCTATCATGTCGCCCTCGTCATTGTAGTATTCCGTCATTCGGGCTTCTCTGTCGGTGAACCTGTAACACGTTTCGGTTACATACTCCGATTTTGCCTTGATGTTGGAAACCATGTTGGCTCGTGATTCTTAAGCGGCTTCAAGCGACCCTTGTATTCAGCTTGCACCTGTTTCATTTCCGCTTCGATTTCGGCAATCTCAATTGACACGTTGGCAAGATTTTCTTTGTGTCCTTGCAGTTCTTCCGGGGTGTACGGCTTCATGTAACCCTTGTTTTCGCAAGCATCGCAATTGTCTTTCAGGAATGCGACACGTTCAATCTTGTTCGTGTACTCTTTTCCAAGTGACTTTCCCATGATTGTTTTGTTTTATAGTGAAACACTTGATTATCTGAACAACAAAAAGTCATTCCACAAGTCAATGAATTGTTCCCCGAATTGACGGGCGCGATTTGTGGTTTTGAAGCAAAGCCGAGAACCGAAATACGCACCCGTAAGCGCCGCCGAATTAGTCGTAGACGCGCACACGAACCCCGCACGGTCTGTGTCATAGACAAACCAAGGAAACCACTTTACTTGATTCTTGTTTGAGAAATCCGGCGTGAAGTCATCTTCCTTGTTCCATGCCTGTGCGATGGTGAACAACTTGTTCAAGGCGACAAGGGCTTTCACGTGCTTGGGGTTAATGTCGTTCACCAAACGGGAAACATCTTCAAGGCTCACACTATTGCCGGAAAGAATCTTTTTCGACACGGTGAAGTCCGCATTCGGCTTGCCGCCAAGATGCTTCCGGGCTTCCTCAAAGTTGGTGATTGCTTCATTTACATCTTTGATTTCAACTTCTTCAAGGACGAAATCAAACGGGGTCAAGTAATCTTCATCGTCCGAATCCAAATCTTCGTTGTGTTCTTCGATAAAGTCCATCATCTGTTCCGCCGCTTCGTTCTTTGAATCGAACTTGCCGCAAATTTCTTGCGTTTTCTTGTTTGTTACTAAATACTTTTTCATTGTTTTTTGAATTAAAATGGTGATTTGTCGAAATTTATTGTCATTCCGCTTTCCGCAATGTGGATGGTCTTGCCCGTGGCTTCCATGATTCCTTGCCGGAACTCACTTGCATTTGAATTGCCATCGGAAAGGTGTATCAACACAATGTTGTTCACGCCGGACAAATCATTTGCAAGCAAGGTTTCCTTGCACGTTTCATATTCCATGTGTGATTTCATGGTTCGCGCCCTCAATACACTTGGCAACTTGCCGGATTCCACATTGGCATCCAATATGTCTTGACGGAAATTGCATTCAATCAAGATGTTGTTTAGTCCGGCAAACGTATAGTGCAAGTAATATGTATCAGTCGCGAACAAGACCATCCCACATTCGGGGTGATAAATCAAGAACCCGAAAGGTTCGGCGGCATCGTGTTGGGTGTTGAAAGCCTGAACCATGAAATTGCCTATGCCAATAGTGCTTCCGGCTTCCATATTAAACGGCAACGAATAGGGCTTTTTGAACTTCATTGCGTGCAATGTCCCGGTGGACATATACACGGGAATGTGCGCTTGGATGAAGTTTTCAACGTGTTTGGCGTGGTCGCCGTGTTCATGTGATACAATTGCACCTTTGATGCGCGAAACATCAAAATTGACCGCCTTTTGCACTTCCTTGAACGAAATGCCACATTCTATTGCCAAGGCTTCCTTGCCGTTGTCAAGCAAGTAACAATTTCCTTTTGAGGATGAACCCAAAATTTTAAGCTGCATAACCTTTCGGATTTAGAGTGTTAGAAACCGGGTGAATTTTGCGGTTGTTCCGCTTTCGGGGCTTCTTCTGCCGGACTGTCATTCTTGATTTCCCCGGCTGTGGTATCAACGACCGTTTTTGCCGTTGCATCCTTGCCGTTTGCCAAGTCCATACCGATTTGCACGGCATTGGCGTTTTGCTTGCGTTCTTCTTCCGGGGTTATGATTCCTTGATAATCCACATCTTGAATGTCTTGGTATTCTTCAACGGTTTTCATTCCCATTGAAAGTTCCGGGGCATAGGCACTTGTCCAAAATGATGCGGCACGATACATCAACATTTGACGTGTCATGGTCTGCCATTTTGAACCGTTCTTGGTGTACCATCCCTCTTGAATGGCAAGGCGGACGGAAACGGGCGAACTTTCCAAAACCTTGTCCGAACCTTTGGCGGTTGTGTATGCGACACATTCAATGTCCATTATCTTCTTTCCGTCAAATTGCTTTAACACGGCACGTTTTGAACGTGTTGCGTTGTCCCAAACATAATCCGTGTAATCCACCATGCCCAACATACCTTTTTCGGTGAATCGGTACTGCAAAGGGTTGAAGCGACCGCACGTGTTCACGGTTGCGACAAGGAACTTACTTGACCAAGACGGCTTGCCATAGATGGGAACCATGTTTTGCATCACCATCAAAGGACTTGCGCCGATACGTTGCGCAATCTCAATTGCAATCATGCAATTTGCCATTGCCTTGTCCATCGGGTTTTTGTCACTTGCCTTGTACATATCCGGCACAAGTTCGGATGAAGCGAACAGCTTGCACACACGTTGCATGGTGTCAAATTGTACCGGGTCAAAGAAGTTGAACCCTACTTGCGTGGGTTGTGCTACAACCACCGCGTTGTTGCCTTTCGGCTGTAATTCATTAGCCATTGCGATATTATTTAATTGTTAGATTTATGGTTGTCAAATTCCCCCCCCCCATGATTTTGTCCGCCATTGCTTCAATCATCGAAAGTTCAAGCCCTCTTTTCAAAAGCGGTCTTGTATCTTCTTGGTTGGCGAACTTGGCGATTGAACGTGTAAGTTCCTGACCGTTTCCGGCAACGCCGATAATCTGCTTCATTGCATCCTCGTTCTCGACCGATTCAGTTGCAAGAATAATGATGCTTCTTTTGGCATCCTTGGCACTTACCGTTTCTTGCATTTCCTTTGCAAATTCTTCCACCTTGGAAAGAAATGCGCTTTTCTTGTTTTCTTCCATTGTTACGAAATTTTATTGAATTGTTAATTTGTTGTCCTTGGTGACAACAAGGTTTATAATCTGACTTTCTGTTGGGATAATCTCATTGACACTTTCGCGACCGTCAAAGAATATCGGGGCGCAAATGCCGTAATATCGGCAAAGGGTGTTGATTATATCCAACCCGGCATTGACCTGTCCGGCGGTGTTTGCGCTGCCATACGGAACGCCATTGACAAGTGGGATGCACGTTTCAACGGCATTGCCATCAACGGTGTAATCATACAGTCTGAATGAAACGAACTTGAACATGGCATTGATGCGCTTTTCGCATTCGTCAATCTTGGTCTTGGTGAATTGCTCAATGGTGTATTCCTCGCGCTCCACATCGGCGATTTGTTGCGCCAACTTCTTGCCGTTTTCTTCAAGCTGTGCCATTTCCTTTTCGCAACGTGCGATGGTGTTACGGTTTGCAAGGCGTGCTTTCAGACCGTCACGTTTGGCATTCCATTCGGCTTTTTGATTCTTCAAGTCCGTTGTATCAATGCCGGAATTGTCGGTTGAAATGGTGGCTTCAATTTCGGCGATTTCCTTTTGCTTGGCAACCCATTCGGGGATGTTTTCAGGGACAACGGCGGCGGCATCAACAATCGGGATTTCCGCAAGGGATGCTTCCAATGTTTCAATCACGGTCGGGAATGCTTCACTTTGCTTTGCAAGGATTTCATTCTTGATTTCCTCAATCCTCGCTTCATTCTCCTTGATTCTCTGACCAAGGCGTTTGCCCTGTTCGGTTATCTCGTTGCACTTGTCGGCTTTCGCACGGTTGAACACTTCACGGGCTTGTGAAACCATGGCTTCCGGCAAATTCTGTCCGCAATGCGGGCATATCGTGCCGCCGTCATACTGCTTGCCATTCTCCTTGTGCCATTCGTTGCGCTTTTCGTCCTGTTCGGCTTTCAGCTTCTCAATATCACGGTTAATGCGTGCAATTTCATCTTCCTTGCCGGATATATACTTGTTGGCAAGTTCAAGTTCATGTTTCTTCTCCTTGATTTCGCTTTCCAACTCGCGGTGTTTGGCGTTGGCTTCAAAGGCGGCATTCTGTGCATTCGACTTTGCCGTGAAAATGATTTGTTGGCATTCGGACTTCAAGGCATTCACTTTGTTTTGCTTTGCCTGTTCATTGTCATACTGCTTGCGGATTGCGGCGGTGACATCGGAAAGGGCTTTGTCAATGTCGGCAATCTCATGGTCTGCACGTTCAATTTCGATTTCTATTGCGTGGAAATCTTCGTTTTCCGGCATCATCTTGTGGGTTTGGTCAATGCGCGGTTGGATTTGGTCAAGTTCCCCTTTCAAACGCTTCTTTTTAGCCGCTATTTCGGTTTTGAAGTCTGCAAGCGACTTGCCGCTTATCTTGTCAAGCAAAAGGGCAAATTCGGGCTTCTGTGAAGCAATTTCGGCATCCGTGATTGCTCCGGCAAGCTGAAACAATTGTTCGCGCTGCAACTTCCAATCCATGTTCACAAAGAACGCCGGGTTGGTTATCATCTTGAACACGGATGAATCAATGATTTCTTCAATCCTCTTGGTGTATTCACCCACCTTGACCGGGGTTTCATTCCACCAACATTCGGTGTGGTTGCCCTTGAACACTCTTTCGACCTGTCCGCGTGGCTTCACCCAATCTTCGACAAATGCACGTTTCAAGGTGATTTCCTCACCATCAACGACAATAACGCCCGACACACTGCATTCCACTTCGTGAAGCACTTTTCCGTCAATGCGTGTTCTTACTTCGTAATCCTTGCGGTCAAGGGTATCTTTGCCGAAAAGCAACCAAATAAAGGCATCAAAATGTCTTGACTTGCCAAGACCATTGCCGCCGGAAATGGTTGTAACATCGGCATTGAAATTCGTTGTCCGTTCCTTTTCACCCTTGAAATTTACAAAGGCCAAGGACTTTAATGTTACTTTCTTCATTGTTGCGATATTTATTTGTTATTAAATAGTTCCAAAGCCAATTCGACATCAACCACAATTATACGCCCGTGTTGGGTAATTGCCCGGTCAATGCGCCCGCTTCGTTTGATTCGGTTTGCCGTTGTCATGCTGCAATTGAATATCTGTGCAATCCCGGCAATGCCATAAACCTTGCGATGCTCCTTGACTTCCTGAACGGCTTGCGGTGCGCCCTGTGCGCTTTCCAACAATTCCATCAGTTGCCCAACCGTTAGGTCGATAATTCTTGTTTGTGGGTCAATGTTTATCATGCTTATAGTTTTTCTTCATCGTCCCAATTGGGCAACAAGCCCTTTGATTCCCAATAAGTGAAAAGACGATAAGTGATATATCCCAAAAGGAATGCGATGCCCTTTGAAATGAAGAATGCTTCAAACCACGTTTCTTCATTGGCGGGTTCGCCGCACATCAGGATGAACGCGATTGTTCCCAATATCACGACCGTGGTTTCTCTAATTGCTAGTTTGATACTCTCTTTCATTGTTGCGAAATTTTGATTGTTAAAATTCAAATGGTGAATAATCACCATCGGTTTTCCGGCGACCGCGAACACGGCAAGTTCTTGTCGTTGTTGTCCGGGCGTTACGCGCCATTATCACGTTGTCATTCGACCAAAGTTGCGGGATAAGCAATACCAAAAGAAACATTGCTATCACCTTTTGTTTCAATGGTGAAAGGTCAAACGAAATGTGAAATGTCGTACAAAACCACCACGCGGACAATTCATTTACCTTTGTGCATCCTGTTTTGTCATAGATGCTCCGGGCATGATTTTCAACCGTTCTTTCCGAAATGAAAAGGCGGTTTGCAATGTCTTTCTTGCTTGCGCCCCATGCGAACAATTCCGCAATTTCGGATTCGCGTTTGGTGAGTTTTACGGCATCATTCATCATTCGGCTATCCCCCAAACTTCGGTGATTCCAAACTCCGAAAATACTTCTTCAACCGCTTTGGCTTCGGAAACTTTCGGTTCGACCTTGCCTTTCATCCTGACAAGGAACGCAGCGCGTGTCGTTACATTCAATGCCGCCATCAGTTTTTCGCGGCACGTGGGTATGTCACCGTTGCGAACTTGCGACCAACCCTTTGAAAATGAAAATTGTTCTTTGCTCATTGTTTCTTATTTTATTGTAAAAATTCGGTTCATTCTTTCGATATTTCGCTAAAATGACGTAATTTTGCTATTTGCTTGCGTAAAGATTTGCAATACCTTTGCATTGTTATCGTTTACGTTTGCAAATATACGGCATATTGTGCGAATAGCCAAACTTTTTCGACACAATTTTGCGTGCTAATTGCGTGATAAAAATATAACTAATTGAAAATGAACGAATTTGATATTAAAAAAATCCGTGAAGAATTGAATGTTTCGCAAGAAAAACTTGCTGAAATGCTCGGTGTACACCCAAGAACGGTGCAAAATTGGGAATCCGGCACGACAATTCCGAAAGCAAAACACGCAATTTTGCGTGAACTTGTGTTGAAACAACAAAAATATGCCGGGGGTGCGGAACAAAGCAACATCAACGGTGACAACATCAACGGCAACAATGTGACGGTGAACAAGACCAATACCGAAAGACTGTTGGATTTGCTTGCAAGCAAGGAACAATCACTTGCCAAGGCGCAAGAACACATTGATAAATTATTGGTGATTATAGACCGACTAACAACAAAATAAGGACATGGAAAGAATACAAATCAAGGTCAATGACTATTACGGCAACCCATCTTATTATTCGGTAATGCCGGGAAACATCTTTGATGCGCTTGAACTCGCATCATTGAAAGGTGAAGAATATATTGCGGTGGACAAGTCCGCATTTGATAAAATGGTGGTCGAATACGATAAAAAGATGAAATCATGCGTGCAATAACATTCTTTGTCTGCCTGTGTTGTCTTGTCGCTTGTTCAGCATCACCCAACCAAAGCAAGTTCAACAATCCGAAACAAGCCGAATTTGATTCCATCGTGCAAACGTATCACAATAAATATGGTGACACTTTCAATGATATTGTCATTAAAGAATTGGCAAGCGAATACAAAGTGAAAGTGGATTCCTTTTTCAATGCGACCAAGATTGAAAATTGGGAAATGATGCTTCAAGGCTTGGAAGTGAAAGACAAGATGGTTGGCGATACATTATATAAATGCGTCACGTTTGACTTGAAAAACGGGCTTGACATCGTGCCAAGAATCACATTCAAGTCAATGTATCTTACCAAGGCGGCATCCTGCAACGCCGATTCCACCTTTGCAAAGCTGAAAAGCATTGGCAATCTTGACAAGGTGCGTTTTTCGGGCTTTCTGCCAAAATATAATGATAGTTACATTTCCGACAATCCATTAAATATGTCGTATTGCGACCTTTCGTTGATAATAACCGATATAAGCAAGACAAGATGAAAAAAAGCATAAATCCACGCGCAATTGCCATCCAAGAAAGGTTCTTTCAGGCGTTGGACTTCCTTATTGCATCAAAGGAATTGCCCGGTCTGAAAACCTTTTGTGAGGACAACAAGTTGAACCGAACAAAGTATTCGCGCATCAAGAATGCTTTGGGAAAGCCTATTGAAGAAACCACATATAAATTGATTGATATTGATGCTTTGGCGGCTATCTGTAAGGATTTCGGGGTGTCGCCTGAATGGTTGTTGCTTGGGCGTGGGGAAATGCTTAAAACGAAAGGAAAATGAAAATTCAGTGGGGCGCAAAATTCATCTTGCACAAGCGGCATTCCGGAAACACGAAAGCATCCATCCGAATGCGCGTGACCTTGCGCGGGCAAACCCCGGTTGATTTCCCGACAAGGCATGAAACCGACTTGTCCGAATGGGATGCCAAACGGCAACGGGTTGTTGCCACTTCTCCGGCGGCATCCACGATAAACCGAACCATTGACGAATGGAATGCGATAATCAATGAAATTTTCGCCCGGTATGAATTGATTGAAAAACGTGTTCCGACCGTTGGGGAAATCAAAGACTTGTTCAATGATATGGTCGGGCGCAAGACCAAGACCAACGAAAGAGTGCCGAATCCTGGCGACAACCTGTTTGCGGTGTTCGATATATTCACGGAAACAATGGGAACGCAAAACCAATGGACGGATGCCACACATGAAAAATTCGCCGCCCTCAAAAGGCACTTGAAAGACTTTGACCCGAACTTGTCATTTCCTCAAATCACGGAATCCAAGATGCAAGAATATCTTGCCTATCTGAACAAGCAAGGATTCAGGAACACGACCATTGCCAAGCATCTTGCATTCGTGCGGTGGTTCTTCCGTTGGGCTGCATCCAAAGGATATTATGATGGTGACATTCACGACACGTTCAAGCCCAAGTTGAAAGGTACGGACGGCAATTCAAAGGAAATTATCTATTTAACACAAGCCGAAATCAAGTTGTTGGAGAATTACCGATTCTTGCCGACACAAAAAGCCCTTGAACAAGTCCGGGATGTGTTCTTGTTCTGTTGCTTCACCGGGTTGCGATATTCGGATGTCGCCAAGTTGCGGAAAACGGATGTGAAAGACGGCTTCATTGATGTTGTCACGCAAAAGACCGTGGACGGCTTGCGCATTGAGTTGAACAAGCATTCACAAGCCATCCTTGACAAATACAAGGACACGGACTTGCGCGGCGGTTTGGCATTGCCTGTAATCTCAAATGCAAAGATGAACGCACACTTGAAAATCTTGGGGCAAGTGTGCGGCATTGATGAACCGATAAGGATTGTATTTTTCCAAGGCAATGTCCGGCATGAAGAAGTGTTCCCCAAGTGGGCATTGCTCACCACCCATTGCGGACGGCGCACATTCGTTGTCACCGCCTTGCAACTTGGCATCCCAAGTGAAGTGATAATGAAATGGACGGGACACAATGATTTTTCGGCAATGAAGCCGTATGTGAAGATTGTTGATGAACTGAAAGAACAAGCAATGTCCCGGTTTGATAAGCTGTAATTGCACACGATTTGCCATGTACACGATTTTGTACACGAATTTTTGCCGCTTTTGTGGCATCTTATGGCATCGGGGAATGCCACAAAAAGAATGAAACGCCGATAAATCATTGATTTTTCGGCACTTTGACACCTTATGGGATTGGGCGATTTCAAAAGTTGTAGTCCCTCTCTCTCCGCAAACAAATTGAAGCTCAGCGCTTTGCGCTGGGCTTTTTTTGTGCAAGGCCGTCGGGAGCCCCGCTCCTGTAAGGCCTTGTACGGAAAAAGCCCCAAAGGCCGCC